GTTTTGCCTGTTTTTCCATGTCTGCCATGTATTGTAATACTTTTCTAGTGTTTCGGTCCATTGCCATTCCTAATTAATTTTTCTACATCCTCTGTAAGTTTTTTTGTTCTATCTTTTAAAAATTCTATATTAACAGCATTGTTTCTCATACCTTTAATTTCTGCTTCTACATCTTCTAATAAACCACTAACGTGTTCTACAATCATAAAAAGCTCTGCCTCTCCAGCTGATTGACCTAACTCACCTCTTGGATATTTAATTCTAAACTCTGAGTTAGCCTCTAAATCTTTTTGCATTAATTCTAATTGTGTCGAGTGCTGATTTAATTTTTCGTGAATGCCGAAATAAGCCCAGGTTCCGATTGCGATTATCGCGATCAGACTGGCAACCGTCTTCATAGGCATCTGTACAGCTGCTGATTCCGAGATTTTGAGCGCCATAATTACTTATAGAAACCTTTAAAGATCCAATTAACCCATTTATTCCATAGACCTTTAATCCAATTCCAGGCTCTACAACAAACGTTTTTACATTTATCCATCATGTTTCTTCTCCTCAATTTCATAGAAAAACTTGTCAGTATCTTCTGTACGCCAAGCTCTACTATCTTCAACATTCCATTCAGATGTCTGCACTTTCCAGTCCGGGATATTATCTTTCACTGTAAATGAAGGTATGTCCCATATTATTCTATTGTTTGGCTGTGCTGCATAATTACCATCATCTAAGGCAAGTATGTGTGCGCACTTATGTTCGTGCGGAATCTCTGAATGATCAGTATCGATTATATTACTCTCTGGATGTGCAAAGTCAACGGTAAATAAGTATTTACCACTATGCCATTTTTTATCTTTTCCTATGTATTTACCGGCTTGACCGTCTAGTATGTCCCAAGAAGTAACAGCAGGATAATAACTAAAACTATTCCATAACTCCAACTCGTCCAACCTACGTTGAGGAACTTCTTTTGCTTTAAAACCTCTTTGTATGAAAGCAGAGATCGGTAAACGGTAGAAGACTGCACCATTTTCCATAATTGCGTGGAACAAAATCGGACGACCAGTGATCGCAGTAATTCCAAAAACCACGCAGTCTTCAACTTCGCCATGATGAGCTTTAAGATCATATAAATATTCTCTCCTTATTTGTGCGTACGTTACAGGTATGTTTGCATTTAAGTACGCCATAACATATTACAATATTATTGCACCAACTACAAACCCTGCTGCGAAACAAACTATTTCAGTTCTATATAGTAAATGCCATGCATGAAATTTATCTAAATATTTTTTAACCATTTATTTCTCCCCAGTTATTACCAGACTCATAGTCTACTTTGTTTGGAACCTCTAGTGTAACAGCCTGCTCCATAATCTCAATTACTTTTTTAGCTTGTTTATCATCTTCTATCGATAAATCCAACTCATCATGTATTTGTATGTGTGGTACGATGCCCTCTTTGTAAAGTTCTAACATTGCTTTCTTTGTCATGTCAGCTGCAGAGCCCTGGATTAATTTGTTAAGAGCTTTGTATGTGTAAGCTCTTCTGATCCCCGGTCCATGTTCCCTTAACGCTTCTTCGTGAGGCAATGCTTTATGCATACCAAATTGGTTTGGTTCCCATAGATGAAACCTGCATAGTCTACCCAGCAAGGTACGTATCTGTCCACGATCCTGTGCTCTGTTAGATGCTTTCTCCATAAGTTGTTTTACAAATGGTACACGTGAATGGTATGTATTAAATAGGTCAGCAGCCTTGTCCTTAGTTACCCCTAATTCTGCTTGTAATTTTGCTTTACCCATGCCATAGAAAAGACCCAAATTGATCGTCTTGGCCTGTGTCCTAGGTATGTCGGCCATGTCGGCTACAGTCTGATGAAAGTCTGCGCTGGAGTCATTGCTATACGCATCTACAACATCATAAACAGATGGTAATTTGTATAAAGAAGCATAGTGCACTACCAACCTCGGCTCTTGCTGAGAATAGTCAAATACACCCCATCTATGGCCTTTCTCGGGTATAAATAATGACCTTATCTTAGGTCCTAGATCTTTGTTTCTAGCTGGTATCTGTTGTAGGTTTGGATTCTGATAAGAGAATCTACCTGTAACAGTACCACCACCGGCATTACGTAATTGATTTATCTCTGCATGTATTCTGCCGTTGTGTTCGTATCGTAAAATAGAATCTATAAAAGTTGTATGTGCTTTGTTAATCTCTCTTGCTTGCGCAATCATTTTAACAACAGGATGACTGTGTTCTTGTAAAAAGTTTTTAGTAAACGATGGTGATGCAGTTTTTTCGGTACGTGGGTATTCTAATCTTAATACATCAAATACATTTGCTATAGATCTAGCTGCCCATATTTGTGTATCAATATTTGTTTCACCTTTGATCTTATGTAATAGTTCTCTCTCTTGTGTTATTAATTCTTTTTTCATTTTATGTGCACGTTCTATATCTACACGTACACCTTTAAATCTCATGTCAACTAGGCAATGAAATAAATCAGACTCTAAATCAAATATATCTTCTAGATCTTGATTAATAATTTCTTTCTTCATCTCTTGCCAAAGTCCTAATGTAACTTCAGCATCACGTTCTGCGTATGCACCAACATGCATAGCAGGTAGTTTGTACATTTCTGATTTAGGATCGATACCCCACTCTTCTGCAGCTTCTGCAAGTGCAGCTTCGTTCTTACCATAACCAAGATAGTGCCAGGATAAACTATTTAAATCATATCTAAATCTATTTTCATCTGTCAACGCTGCAGCAATCATAGTGCAAGCTATGTCACCATTTATTTTAAGACCCATAGCTCTTAACCAACACACGTCATAGATTGCATTGTGAAAAACTTTTGTTGATGGTGATTCTAATATATCTTTCAACCATGATAAGACTCGTTTCTTATCCATGTTACCACCACCTTCATGTGCTATTGGAAAATATCCTTTGAAATGTTTTGTTGCAACAGCGATACCAATGACTTCACCATTACCAATTACAGAACCAGATCCTTTCTTTAATAAGTCTGGGTCTTTTGTTTCTAAGTCAATTGCAATCTCATCTACATGACGTAAGTCTGGAAACTCCGTAGGTTTAACCCATTCTGTCTGTGCTTCAAACTTAGGAATTTTCATTGTAGTCCCTTTCAATTATCATTTCTAAAAAGTGTATTGCTTTCAAGATGTCTTGTTTCTTTCCCTTATCACGATGTCTGATTATATATTTAATAGCACACCCTTCCGGGTATAGCAACTCATTCTCTACTACAAACTTACTTGGCTGTATCTTATACTTTTGATAGTGATCGCCACCATGCTGTTTATCCCAAACCTTCGATTTCATAACCTTGATCCTCCTTTTTTGCTGCCATGATATATAGATTTTGTTTTGTACGTGTTACACCCACGTACCAAACTCTATGTTCTTCATCAAACTTCTCTATACTTTTTTCTGATGCTTCTCTTATTGTCTTTGTATTGTCTAAAATTAATAAAACATTATCTGCTTCACCGCCTTTTGCTGCGTGTATTGTAGATAGTTTTACTCTTGCGTCTTTAGATAATTTTTCACCCACACTTAACATCTCACGTATGTATAAACATTCTTCATAATCTACTTGGAATGCATCAAACCACTCTATATCTTTTGAAAAAGATAAGTCAGTTAAGTCATACATTTTTTCTTCTGTTGGTTTTAAACTACTACCTGAGCATTCTAAAATATCTTTTACTTCTGATAAGGATAACAGCTCACCTTTTTGCCAACGTATGTAGTTTAGAATGGTTCTAAACAAAGATACCTTGTAACTCTTACGACCTTTGTATTGAAAATAGATACCTCTATCTTTTAACGACGGCATTAGTTTAGATAGTCTATCATTGTATCTTGCAAGAACTAACCAGTTACCCTCATGAAGAGGCGCATCCTCTATACTCATAATATAATTTACTGTGCCTGGTTCTTTTCTAGCTTTCCAATTTTTTAATACTCGTCTATTACCTGGAATTAAATCTAATATTCTATCTGCAACGTCTTGCACAGTTTGTGGGACCCTGTAAGATTGTGGCAAAATTATGTCTTTTTTTGAAATTTCTTGCTGAAATTTTTTTACATTTGCTCCTGCCCAGCCATAAATTGCTTGATCATCATCGCCTGCTAGTATAACATATTTGGAATTTTTCCTTATAATATCAACCATTTTCCACTGTATCGGTGATAAATCTTGTGCTTCGTCAACAAAAACCACGTCAAAATTAGGACACAATTTGGACACATTAAATCTTTCAATCATGTCGGTAAAATCTACCAACTTGTATGAGTCTTTGTAGTTTTGTAATTCGTCTGAGATAATTTTTACCAATTGTTTATCCATATCTTGAGAGTACATATCCGTATTGTATTCGTCCATTATGGGTATTTCTTTGATCCTAGCTGCATTGATAAGATTAAAATACTCACTGCTAGAGTCTACAAACCCGGTAGTCTCTTGGCCATTAGAATAAACTGTCATCTGTATTCCGAGTCTTCTACCAATATCTTCGTAGTGTTCGTCTTGTAATACCTCTGATTTTTTTAATCCAAGTCTTGTAAATGCCAAAGAGTGTAGTGTTCTAAAATATTTTAAATCTTTTCTTTGAAAAGCTGTGTGGTAGTCTAGCATTCTATCGATAGCTTCGTTTGCAGCTTTAGTTGTAAATGCAAAATATCCTATTTTATCTATAGGTGTACCTAGTTTTAAAAATGTTTTTACATATTTTAATAACTTAGTTGTT